ACTGATTTGTTTTTATCATTTGTTCTTCTAATAATTTTAATCTTTCTTCCATTTGTTTTGATTTTGTATAAAAAAAATATAACATAGTTCCAATTACAACAATTTCAACAGAAACATGTATCAATATTTTTTTATCTTGAAAGATTGACATTTTTACTATTGTATAATCTTTAAGTATAATAAATTAAAAAATAGGAGTGAAATTAAAATTTAAATATTCAAATATCTCTTTAACAATCTCATCATGAAAACTTTTTCGATCTAATGTTTTTAACATATTAAAATCAGACTGTTTACAAGGATATTTATGTTTTCGTAATAATTGAAATAATACATATTGTGTATTAATAAAACTCTTTCTATCAATCTTACCTGTAAATTTAAACTTTTGATCATAAACATTTGAAATCTTATCAAAATCTTCCATTAAAACATCCTCTAAATGTGAAATATTATCAACTTTTTTACCAGTTAATTTATGATATATTAATACAATATCTTCATAATGTTTAGAATGACCAGTCTCTTTTAAAAATAATAAAATATGTTCTTTTGTAACTCTATTATAACGATTTACTAAATTATCATCTTTAATAATTCCATGTAATATTAACTGTTTCTCTATATCATAATAAACTTTCTGATCAATAGTAGAATTCTGTTTACCCTGATATTGATTAATACAATCCTTAAAATGTATACGGCGTTCATATGTATATTTATTTGATACATTAACTCTTGATATATCTTTATAACAAGAAGATTTATAAGATTTCTCCTCTTGTGTCCCACATGATTCACATATTTCAACATTATTATATTCATTAAAAATAAATTCAACTGAAGATTTACACTTTTTACATTCTTTTTTTTTTAAAGGAGATTTATTATTCTTTGAAACTATATCATCTAAATCACCATAATCAATATGATAAGTCTTTAATATTTCTAAATACTTTTTAACAATTACACGAACATCTTGTTGATTTGTAATTCTCTTTGTCATAAATGAAATCTTTGATGATTGTAAAATAACATTCTTATATGTCTCTAATATAGGTGTAACATCCATTATATAAAAATTTAAATTTGTTTGGAAATCAATCATATCTTTCTTATATTTCTCTAATTTATTATATTTTTCATGTAAATCCTTAATAATATGTATTGATAATTTAGTTTCTAAAATTTCTTTAATTTCATTTATATTTTTATCTATTTCACTCATTTTTTCATCATTCATTTTCCATTTATCACGTATATTTTTATCAATATTTAATATATCTATTTCCATAAATTTATTACTATCTATCTTTTTAAATTCTTAGATTAATAATTTAAGAATTTTTTAGTTTTAAATATTCTTTTTTCTGTAAATATTTACAACTTTTACAATTTGCACATAATCCATCTTTTGTATTTTTTTGCTTATAAAACTTATCCAAATCTTTTACATTCTCACATAAATTACACCATTTATACATGTCTTTATCATATTCTGGAATATCCACTATTTTTTTAACTTTTCTTTTATCTCCATAAACTCCTGTTAAATAACAATCTTTACAAAGTCGATTTACTCCATCTTCATTTCCACAATTCTTGAAAAATTTAGATAAAGGTAACATTCTAGTCTCCTCTGTCTCATGTGTTATACCACCACATCTCTTTGTAATAATAATCTCTTCTTTTTTTTCTTCTGATTCTTCTAAAAGAATTGTAAGTTTTATATTGTGTTCATTAAATGTATTTAATTCTTGTTCCGTTTCTAATGTATAATTGATATTTAACATATCCGCTAACTTTTTAATACCATCTACTAAATCTTCTGTCTTTGTATTTGTAATAAATTCACGATTATTTGGATATAACTCTTTATCATATTTTCGTTTGATTGAAGCTTCTAATAATACATAATCTTCCGTATACATTACAAATAAAAGCTTACAAAAAGGATTGGATGTTCGATAACCACCAACACGATCTGTAATATCTCTTGATAATCCAACTTTTGTTCGAATATCCTTATCCTCTTCTTTCATCACAATAAGATAAACACATCCTCCTTTTTTAATCTTATAAAGCTCTTTTTTTCGTAAAAATGTTTGATGATTATACATCACTTTCTCATACTTTCTTGATAATAATAAATTCTTCTCTCCTTGTGTCATAATAATTTTTGTCTTTTCTTCTAATTCTTTTATATGTTTTTCTTCCATTTCACTAATCTTTTTTTCATATTCTTCTTTGATTTCATCTACTGATTTTTCTTTTCCTATTTCAACTTTATCTGTAATAATCAATTCACGAACCCATCTTGATACTTGCAAAGCAAAAGATGAATTACACCATTGTGCTAAATGTATTCCTAAATCTGGATGAATCCATGTTCCATGAGAATATTTACTTTTTCCACCTTTATAAACTTCAATTAAGTTGAAGGTCGGAATTCTGACTTTCAAACTTAATTTGTTAATCAAGTCAATTGTCTCTTTATTACTTTTCCATAAAGTTAATCTTTTATCAGAAGCTTTACATAATGAAGTAGCATGAATATATCCATCTTTACGCATTGGTATAATAAATTTATCATCATTTGATAATGTTAATTCACAATTAAAAATATTATTAACTTTTTCAAATTTAATTGATGTTGTCATTTTTTATATTTAGTTTTCTTTTTAAAATATAAATTCAAATTTATAATTAGGACTTGGTTTATAAAAGTAGATATTTATATACTTTTATAAATTTTTTGATACTAATTATGACTTTTAGAATTTCTTTAAGACATTATAAAAATAAATTAAATATTAATTTAAAAAAAATTTCTCATCTATAATAAAATGTCCATCGCTACTTCCAACTTAACATCTGGTTTTATCGATCTCGCTACTTATGATGAACAAGAAAAATACACCTATGGTGGATCTGAATCAATTGCTTACTTTGTTCGTGAAGTTCGCAAATCAACATGGTTTACACAGGTGCCCGTTGTCTTAAGTCGTTCATCAGGATCAGCTGGTTTTGGCCAACAATGGTCCGTTTCCATTTCTCGTGCTGGTGATTATCTTCTACATACTTGGTTACGTGTAGTTTTACCATCTGTTACTGCTTCTGCAACTAACAACACTCTTGGTTCTGGAACAACTAACACTGTTAGTATTTTACGTTGGACTCGTAACCTTATGCATAATCTTATCCAAGACTGTAGTATTACTTTTAATGATTTAGTGGCTGCTCGTTTTGATAGTTACCATCTTGACTTTTGGTCAGCTTTCACTGTTCCTGCTGGAAAACGTAACGGATATAATGTTATGATTGGTAATGTAAATCAACTTATTAATCCCGTTGCTGCCAATCCTTTACTAATAGTTGGTTATGGAGGTAACCAAACTGGTCCTACAAATACTACACTTAGTAATCAAGTTCTTCCTTCTCAAGTTCTCAATCTTCCTTTACCATTCTTCTTTACTCGTGATTCTGGTATTGCTTTACCAACAGCTGCATTACCTTATAATGAAATGCGTATCAACTTTTCATTCCGTAACTGGACTGATTTACTTATTAAAGATACTTTCTATCCTGGTGCAACTGGACCAGCAAGTTTAATTCTTCAACCTGCTTTTAATAACTCTTTAGGTCTTCCTCAAGTCGCTCTTGGCACAACTACAGCATCTCAATTATATAGCCCTGGTGGTGCTTGGATATCCGTTCCTGCCACATCAACAGATATTTCTAATAATGTCAATCCTGATATTAGTAATGCTTGTCAAGTTTGGGCTAACTATGCTATTGTATCTAACGAAGAACGTAAGAAGATGGCTTGTGCTCCTCGTGATATCTTAATCGAACAAGTTCAAACTGCACCTCTTCAATCATTTACTAACGTAAACTCTATTAGTACAACTGGTACAATTGGTATTACTAATGGAACCCAACTTAATCAACAATTTGATATTCGTTTTTCACACGCTGTTAAAGTATTATTCTGGGGTGCCCGTAATAGATCCAACGGCTCATCTTGGTCTAACTACACAACTGATCCTCAATTCCCTCTTGGTCCTCATCAATCTGGTAATGTTGCTGTTGCCCCTGGTAATGCTCTCTTTGGTGTTGTTGATTTTACTGCTGGATCTGATCCCATTGATAACACCTCTCTCATTTATGAAAATACTCAACGTCTCCAAAACATGGGATCAGACTACTTCTCTCTTGTAAATCCATGGTTTCACTCACCCGTCATTTCTCTCGAAACTGGATATCACAGTTATTCCTATTCTTTAGATTATTACAACATTGATCCGATGGGAAGCACCAATTACGGTAAATTAACAAACGTAAGTATTGTTCCCTTCTCATCCTCTGCTCATAATAACTCCTTTTTCTTGAGCGTTACTAATCCTACTTTTCCTCAAGTTGTAAATGCTACAGCTTCTAGATATGATTTCATCACAACTTGTGTCAATAATAACATCATCCGTATTTCTGGTGGTGCATTAGGATTTCCCGTTTTATAAGGACTGTTATTCGAGCGCAGTTTTTTATGGAAATATAAAGATGAAGAAAAGACGAAAGAATATTCAAAGAAATATTCACGAAAATAATTTATAAAATTGAACATTTTATTTTACGTTTGATGATATATAATCAACAAATATTATATGAATTTATTTGTAAAACAAAAGATGAATTAGAAAATATGTTTAATGATATTAATTCTTTATTAAAATAATTATAAATTATTTTAATTGTAATTGGGATCCTGATAATCCTTTAAACTGTTTTATAAATACTATCAGGCTCTCGGATTTATATTTTAATGTTTATCCATTTGAATATTTTTACAATCAATAGAATATAATAAGATTAACAAACAAGTAATTATTGATATTATTAAAAATCCAGGTAATATATATGAAGGTATTTCAACTTTAT